GTGAGAAGGATAGAAAGGGTATTAACTGCGTTAAATGCAATCGTTGATGCAATCCCTGCAACTGTATATGGTAAAGAAGATATTTACATCTACTTACCTACTAACGTAGCAAAAGCATACCAACAAGCATTAGCTGGTGGAGCACAAGGTGCAAATGGATACAACAACATGATGAACGTTGGAGAAAAACCAATGAACTTCAATGGTATTGAATTAGCATTCTGCCCTGGTTTACCTGCATCTGCAATGGTAGCAGCACAAAAATCTAACTTATTCTTCGGAACTGGTTTGATGAGTGATTACAATACTGTAAAAGTATTAGATATGGAAGACTTGGATGGTTCTCAAAACTTCAGAGTTATTATGAGATACACAGCGGATACTGTATTCGGTATCGGAAACGATATTGCTATCCACAAAAACTATTAATTTAATTGAGTGAATAATGAGAGGGTGGAATTCCCTCTCTCACTCTTTAAGTTTCAGAACAAAAATTAAAAACTAAAAACTTAATCAACATGCCTTGTAATTTAACAGCCGGTCGTAATGAAGTGTGTAAGGAATCAGTAGGTGGGATTAGTGGAGTTTATTTCGTAAACTACACAGGTTCACTTGCTACTACAACTAATGGTGATACAGATGCTTTAATAGAATCTTTACCATCTGGTCTTACAGCTTACTTTTATGACCTAAAAGGAACAAGTGCATATACTGAAACTGTCAACACTTCTAGAGAAAATGGTACTACATTCTTTTCACAAGAATTAGTATTGAACTTGAAGAAGTTGACAAATGAGATGACTACTCAATTAAAGTTGATGGCTTACGGAAGACCTCAAATCTTTGTACACACTATGAATGGAGATACTCTATTAGTAGGACAAAGAGAAGGTGCAGATGTAACAGGTGGTACTATTCAGACTGGTGCAGCTATGGGTGACCTTTATGGTTATTCTATAACTTTCACTGGACAAGAACAATTACCAGCGCCGTTTATCTCTGGCTCTACATTTGGTAACCCATTTGGAGCTGTGACAAACCCACCAACAATAGTGAATGGTACGAACAACTAATCAGTATTACACTTAAACATATTAAAGGGAGACTAAGTTCTCCCTTTTTTTATGCCATAACTATTTTTTATTACTTTGTTGTTAAATGTATAGATAAAAACAATTTAAGTACAACCTAATGCTAGCTTATTTCATATCTGGAAGCAACAACTACTCATTTAGAATAGCTCCAACCGGCTCATCACAACTTACACTCAATCTGCAGAATATGTTGACATTGGTGAATACAACTTCATCAATTAGTGCATCAGGCAGACCTTATACATTTCAGCCGTATGAGAGTATCCTTAATTGGACTGCATCTATTTCAGGTGCACAAGTTGGTGACCAATATAGAGCATTTATAACTGATAGGACATCATCAATATGGGATGGTTCTATTTCAGTATTTGCTTCTCAATCAATTGATAAGCCTGATTATAAGGTTCAATTAGGTGTTGAAGAAAGATATAAAAGTAACCTAACTGATAATGAATACATTATAATGAAATAATATGAAAGAAAAACAAAGTTTCTCGGTAGTAAATCTAACATCGCAAGACATCCCTATTGTAGTAGAGGATACTAAAACACGCTACCAATGGGTGCCTGTTGGCATTATAACACCGGATGATTTTTTTCAAAACATTACGGATAGCTATACAACTTCTACAACTAATGCAGCTTGTATTGAAGGTATTGCCGATTTAATATTTGGTAAAGGATTGTACGCTAAAAGTGAAGGATTTCAAACTGTGTTAGATAAACTAATACCGCAAGAAGAAATTAAAAGAGTAATCTTTGATTTGAAACTATATGGTAATGCAGCATTCCAAATATATTGGGATGATTCACATACTAAAGTAGTTAAGTTTTATCACACTCCTATACAAAACATTCGTGCTGAAAAGATATATGATAATCCAAAAATTGAAAACTATTTCTATTGCGTTGATTGGGCTGACCAAAAAGCACAAAGAAATAAGAAAAAGATTCCAGCTTTCGGAACATCAACTGAAAAGATGGAACTCCTTTATATTAAAAACTATTCTCCTGGCAAATATTATTATTCTTTGCCTGATTGGATGCCTGGTCTTCAGTTCGCTTATGTAGAGGCTGAATTATCTAACTTACATCTTAACAATATTGAAAACGGATTTATGCCGTTGGTAATGGTTAATATGAACAATGGTATTCCAGCTCCTGAAGAAAGACAAACTATTGAGAGTATGATTGAGCAAAAGTTTACAGGCACTAGAAATGCTGGTAGATTTATGATTTCATTCAACGATGATGCAGAGAGAAGACCTACTATTGATACAATCAACATAGATAATCTACATGACAAGTACAAATACGTTGCTGAATACGCACAGGATAGAATCCTTGTTGGACATAGAGTAACATCTCCACTTCTATTTGGTATTCGTACACAAGCTAATGGGTTCTCATCTCAATCAGAGGAAATGAAAACAGCATTCTCTATCTTACAAACAATGACAATCAATCCATTCCAAAACTTAGTAATTAATTTCTTAACTACTGCGTTATCTGAAGGTGGATACGATGATACTGAATTGTACTTTGAACAATTAACTCCATTAGCTATATTAGCAGAGCAAGCAGAAGATACAGGTAAAACAATGGATGAAGTTGCAGATGAAACTGATAGACAAATGGAAAATCCTTCAACTATTGATGATGAAGGAGCGGTTGATACTAACATAGAAGAAGAAACCTTAATGGATTATTCAAAATCTAATCCTAACTTCTCTAAGAACTTTGAAACATATAAATTATAAAAAATGAGCTACGCACTATTTGTAAGCAGAAACGATATTATTAAGAATTCACCTTTACAGGGTGCAATTGATGCAGATAGACTGTTACCATTTGTGAGAACAGCGCAGGATAAATACATGCTAAACCTATTGGGTACGGTATTATTTTATTATTTGCAAGGACATATTGAGGCTGGGACTGTGAATACATTATCAGTATTTTACCAAGACCTAATCAATGACCACATCAAACCAACCCTAATATGGTATAGTTGTGTGGAGTATGTACCATTTTCTTCAGTACAATTCAAATCTGAAGGAGCTGTAAAACATCAATCAGAACAATCAGTATCTCCTGGTAAGAATGAAATAGATTACCTATTACAAAAGTGTATGAACTCTGCTGATTTCTACGCAACAAGACTACAAAACTATTTAGTAGCATACTCTACGCAAATACCACAATATCTTCAAAGTGTTGGTAACTTAACACAGGTATTCCCTGATTTTACTAACCAATACTTCGGCGGTATCCAATTATAATAATATGAGCGGATTAAATGTAATAAATAATACTGGTACTAACTATTCGTTGTACTATAATGTGTTGGATTATTTCAAAACAATAATGAGTAATCATCCAGCTATTCAGAGTGCAACGCAAGGTGATATTTTTGAAATAGATGATAAAGAATTTCCTCAATATCCATTAGGTAATATTCTAATTACTAATGCAGTATTTGATGGCTCTCAAACTGTATATACTTGTCAACTTACTGTAGCTGATAAGATTAAATTAAAAAACAACGAATCAGTTGGAGTGTATAACAAACAAACGATACCTTACTATGGTACGGATGACACGGTTGATATACATGCTAATACCCTATCTATAATCAATGATTTGGTATCATACACTCAATATGCCACCACCAATTTTGATATTGATGGTACGATAAGCTGTGAAGCATTTAAGGATAAATTTGACAACGGATTGGGTGGCTGGGTAGCTACCTTTGACCTTACTACTCATAACGATAGACCTAGATGTATTTACAATTTATTAAGTGAGTAATGAAAGAATTAGAACAAGTAGCTAAAACATTCACATCCCTAGCTCAACTCTATATGGTGAGTGGGAATTGGAAACCTGCGTACAAAACAGGTAATCTTTATAATAGGATTGGTTCATACAATACTCCTAGCAGAATGATTACTTCAAAGAGTACTAAAAGTGCTACTAAGTTTAAGATACCACAAAAATCATTTAATGTATCCTTACAATTTGCACCTCCGGGCGCAGAGTATGGTAAGTGGGTAGAATGGGGTAATGGTACAGGCGTAGGTGCTGGTAGACCAAGACCATTTGCTAAACAGGCATCACAAGACCCTTTATTAAAGAAAACAATAGATGCTTATGTTAATGGGTATGTAGAAAAAGATTTCCTACCTGTAATAAAGATAGGTTTAGATAGAGCATTTCGTAGCTTAGCATCCGAAAGAGCTAGAAGATAATACCATCCGATACAAATTCGTTTTCGTTGGTTAAATGATAAAGATTTTAGAATGTCACTAAACATAACTCAATATCCAGCAACCGCATCATTGGCACAATCTCCAATGATATTCACTATTGCTGAAAGTACACAAGCGGTACTAAGTGCATCTTTCCAATACTATGCTAACCTTTATTATTGGTCTGGCGGTCCAAGTAACTCTGGTTCTGCACAAAACTATGTTCTTACCAAATATCCAAATGAGAGCTTGGTAGGTATGTTTGATGTTAGTAGAATACTAAACTCTACACTTACTGATTTAGCTTTCGCTAACACATCAAATGTAAATTATTACAAATGTGATTTTTATTGGAACTTTATAGCTCCTAACAATGCAATTGTATCATCATCAATAGTTTCAAGTGGCACATATAAAGCATTGGATGGCTATGGTATATTCCAAGAACCAATCAATCAACAAATATTTTCTAAAACACCACATTGGCCTATAATGAGTGATGGGCCTGTATCTCAATCTTTTTTAGATACTACATGCGGATGGATGACAACTTATACTGGAGCTGCAGGAACATCTCAACCAACCCGAATGGTTTATTCAGGTTCGTTAGGTAATGCTTCAATCAATGTAAGTAGCTCACTTTCATCTTCACAACAAACACAATATTTTCCTATATCTTCTGGATGTAGTGATTTTCCATTAAACGTATTAACGGAAACATTTAGTGTACAACCTTATTCAGGTTCAACTGCATTAGGTTCTTCTATTAACTTTACAAAAGTATGTTTACAAAAGTATCCAAATGTTAGAATTAAATGGAAAAATAGATACGGACAATTTGATTACTATAATTTCTTATTAGTAAATAGACAAGGATTTCAATCTACAAAAAGAACTTACCAACCACAATTAGGTACTTGGCAAGGTACATCTTTAAGTTATAATAACTATGATAGCTCTAACTTAAATTATCTATCAGATAGTAAACAAACTCTTAGTGTAAATACAGATTATTTAGATGATTCTTATAATGATATATTAAAACAATTGTTAGTATCAGATGAAATATATTGGGTGTATGAATCTACTGCATCAACTGAAACAGTAAGACCTATTACAATTAGAACTGATAGTGTTGTGTTTAAGACTGGTGTAAATGATAAATTAGTTCAATACCAATTTGATTTTGATTGGGGACAATCTTATAAATTAATTATATAATGGCTATAACTACTACGCAAGGTTTTATATTCAAATTAGTTGCAAATGACATAATTTTAGACCTATTTGCTGATGAAGACATTTTGTTATCTGATAATGTTACAGGTCTATTTGATTTGGGTATTGTACCTGCCGATTTTACTAGGCAGATTACGTTGCCCGGTACCAAAAAGAACAATGCTTTTTTTGAGCATGTGTATGATATTAGTGTATTTAGTCCTGATACATTTGCTACCAACATAAAAGTTCCAGCTTATTTAGATTTTGATGGATTGTATTTGGCGCAAGGTTATTTACAATTAAACAAAGTAAATGTAATAGCAAATAAATTTATTGATTCGTATGAAGTAACTTTATTTGGTGCAGTATCTTCTTTTGCTAGACAGATTAATAGAAATTATCTAACTAATTTAACTTCATTAGCTGCATATAATCACACATCTTCTTATAGTAATATTTCAGCAAGTTGGGCCGGCCAATTATTCTCTGGTTCAATTGTATATCCATTAGCAGAATATGGACAAAGGATGCAATTTACGGAGGGTAGTCTTAGTCAGTTTGGTATAGATGATTTAGATGGAGCTCTTAGTACGCAAGATTTCAAACCTGCTATAAAATCAAAATTAGTATGGGATGCAATATTTAACGAAGCTGGATATACATACTCATCTTCATTTATAGATAATGGTGGTTTTGATGACATTTATTTAGTATGTAATAGAGCTCTTAAATATCCTATATATGAAAATGTTGATTTAGAAACATACGGAGTTATAAGGGTAGGTGCAACTTCAGGTAGTACTGATATATCATTACCTGCTAATACGTTTGTTACCCTACCTTGGTATAACAA